CAGTTTCAACCCTCGGCAGAAGCGTATGCTGCGACACCTTACCGAGGGTTCAGAACCGATATTGAACGAGCTGTTGGAGGACTCGAACAGCAATACCGAACCACTGACACCACAAGAATTGCAAAAGCCATCCGAGACCGAATCCACCGAGCATTGGTCTCAGATGGAACTGGAACTGGCACAGTCAACTGGCCTTACGCTTCAGGAAGTGTCGGAAATCCTGGACTGGGCCTGAAGGGACTTGGAAAACTCACCAAGTTCAACCTCTCCTCTGTAGATCAGGCGCGGCTTAATTCTCTTGGAGCCTCCACGCCTGATTTCTATGAACTTCCAAAAACTCCTGATGCAGCAGCTCGGTTTCAGGAATCCATCCTAGAATCCAAAAACCAGAATCCTTTTGGCAGTGCGGTGTATGTCTATTCTCCTGAAGAATATTCAGGAATGAGACTCTTCCTCTCAAAGGATGGTGGCACCGGGTTTGCCCTCAAGGAGGATGACATTGTCTCAGTGTTCAACACCAAGCGTAAAGGAGTCAAAGGAACCACACTCTCTGCATTGATGCTTGCCGTCCAGGANGGAGGTCGAAAGCTCGATGCATTTGACAGTGCGCTTCCACANATCTACTCCAAAGCTGGATTCNGGATTTCCTCGCGAACGGCATGGAATGATGACTTTGCTCCTCCNGAGTGGTCCAAGGAAACCTTCAAGAAGTGGAATCAGGGAGAACCTGATGTGGTGTTCATGCACTATGATCCCGAATCCACAGAGGTGTTTGAGCAGATCAGTGGACCCTACAATCCAGAGGATCAGGTACGGACAAGCTTGCTGCGAGATGAGTATGATGATGCCGTTGNACTGCAAGCACAGAATGTCCTGGAATCCCAACAGCGCTTCAAGAAGCTGAAACGATTNCCNGGNGAGCAGGCAGAGCGTCTAGGGTTTGAAATCCCAAAGGCACCGTGGAAAGTTGAAGAACGCTCCCTGGTTCCTGCTGCTGCCACTCAGGTTGCAGCAGATCAGATAATCGAAGGACTTCCATTGAGCAGGATCCAGGAGTTGACTCCTGAACAATCCCGCATTGGAGGAGGATCGATGCTGCCTCCTGGACCAACATTCACCTCTCCTGCACTCAATGCCGTCCACGAGGTTTCCAAGGATGCACTTCCTGCCAAGCAGTGGCTCCGGCAGCTCCAGGGACGTGGAGTCAAGGAGGATGAAATCATCTGGACCGGAGTTGGAGACTGGCTCAAATCCCGGAAAGGGAATGTCTCAAAGGCAGATCTGGAGGAGTATCTNGATGCAAATCAGATTCAGATTCAGGAGGTGGTGCATGAGAAGGTAGGACTTTCTGATGATTCTGGAGTAATAATCGGGACTACAAAATTCGACGATCCTGCATACCAACTTCCAGGAGGAGAGAACTACCGGGAACTGGTNCTGACTTGGCCTGGAAGGAAGTTAGGAAAATTTACGGTAAAAGAAAATGATGCCGGTAATTTTCTTGTACTGAACCCTGCGGGTGAAGTTGTCGATGTAGATTTGACACTTGAAGCAGCAAACATGAGTCGGCAGGCAAGAAATCGTGCCGCAAAACCTGATCCTGAACAAACATTCACAGGAGGACACTACGATGAGCCAAACATTGTTGCACACATTCGTTTCAACGAGAGAGTGGATGCAGACGGCAACAAGGTTTTGTTTATTGAAGAAATCCAGAGTGACTGGGCGCAGACAGGACGTGATCAAGGGTTCCAGAGTCCTGAGAGGACACAACGGATGGACGATGCATACCAGCGCAGGGATGAAATTGTGCAGCAAGACGTACCGTTGAGGGATCTCTCTCCAGAGTTGCAAGCAGAGTATGACCAGTTGACTGATGAAATCCATGAACTCAAAGGAGGAGTTCCAGAAGCACCCTTCGTCATGGATACAAATCAGTGGACTGCACTGGCACTCAAGCGCATGGTGCGCTGGGCAGCAGACAACAAGTTTGACAAGATTGGCTGGACCACCGGAGCGCAGCAAGCCGCACGTTATGATTTGAGTAAACAGGTGAAGCGAGTTTACTACTTGGATGACGGGACACTTCGAGCCATAGATCATAGTGGTAACACTGTAATTGATAAAAGAGTGCCGAAGGAGAAGGTGACGGACTACATCGGGAAGGAGGCCGCTGAGAAGTTGTTCAATACCAAGAAGACAGTTGTTTGGGCAGACCAGAATCAGAAAATAGAAGGACATAACCTGTCCGGAATTGACCTCCAATTAGGCGGCGAGGGCATGAAAGGTTTCTACGATCAGATCATCGCCAACCAGGCAAAAGCACTTGGAAAGAAATATGGTGCGAAAGTTGAGATGGGTGGTGTCAATGTCACGAGTCGAATCCACCATTCCAGAAGTTTCGACGTTAGCTTTCCATACGAGATTCGGGATGCTACAGGACAACCTCTAGATTCCTTTACATCACGGGATGCTGCAGAAGATAGAATCCAAGATATGGAACGTTTCGCGGAGAGCTTTGGGACACCACCCTTCAGAATAGTGGACTTGGCAGAGGAAATTCGACCAGAAAACGTCTGGACACTCAACCTCACTCCAAAACTCCGGGATGCAGCAAGAAAAGGCTTGCCATACCTAGTGGTCCTGCCTCCAGTGGTGGTTGGATCACAGATGATGCAGGAAGAGGCACCAGTCCCGGAGGCACAAGTCGAGGTTCCTGCGGCACAAGTCCGGGCATCACGAATACTAGAAGAGGCAGTTCCATGATTGGAAAACCAAACATCAATTTAGAGGAGGTGAAAGATCTGGTGTTGTTTTTACAAGAACAAAAAGCAGCACGGTTCCAAGGATTTGGAATTGAGGTGGAGTTTTTACCTAGTTATGAGATTCCAGAGGCACCAAAACCACCAACAGAAGAGCAGCTTAAATACTTTAGCGCGGAGCCTGACGACGATGTACTGGTACGAGTCTGAAACCAACGAAATCTGTGATCATGTTGTTGATATTGTTCACAAATTAGAGAATGATCACGTCTCACGGACAGATGGAAACCTAGATTTCATGAGGATGTATGGACAGAAATCATACTCTCAACTAGGTGCCTCTGGAAGCATGAGATCCCAGGCAGGACTACGCAGGGATCCCAATGTGATGCGTCTCAATGTTGCACAGAGTCAGGTTGATACCATCACGTCCAAGATTGGACGCAATAAACCACGTCCTCTCTACCTCACCAGAGAGGGAGACTACATGCTCCGGAGGAAAGCCAAGCGTCTCGGTGACAGCATGGAAGGACTTTTCATGGAGTTGGGACTCTATGACCTGATGCCTCGGATCTTTGCGGATGCCTGTATCATGGACCTCGGTGTTCTCAAACTATTCCGCTCAGGAGACCGAATCTCTGCCGAGCGTGTGTTTTCAAACCACATCTTCTGGGATCTAGGAGAAGCACTCTACGCAGCACCAAGGAATCTCTTTCAGATCCTTGAGACACACAAAGCATCCCTGATCCACCAGTTTCCTGAACGTGCGGCGGATATTGAAACTGCACTTGTTGAGAAGTCATACTCTGATACTGCCGATGAAGAGCAGATGGCAACGGCGTTTGAAGCGTGGCATCTTCCAACCGGCGAGGACACTGATGACGGAAGGCATGTGATCTGTATTGATGGCGTGACTTTGTTGGACGAACATTGGAATTATGATAGATTTCCATTTGTGTTTCTGAGATGGTCTGATGCGGTGCTTGGATTCTCAGGCACGAGCCTGGTCGAGCAGCTCGAACCAGTCCAGCGTGAGATCAACTCTCTGCTGATCAGGATCCAGCAGTCGATGGCGCTCATGTCGAGTCCATACTTCTTTGTTCCAATCGGAAGTAAGGTTTCGCCAAACCATCTCCGGAATGTACCTGGCACCATCCTCATGTATGCAGGCGCACAACCTCCTGTGAGTTATGTGCCTCAAGCAATGTCTGGCGAGGTCTACAACCATCTTGATCGACTCCTGCAACGTGCGTATGAAATCAGTGGAATCTCCGAACTGAGTGCAACCGGAAAGAAGCCATCAGGACTCGACTCTGGAGTTGCACTGAGGATCTACACCGATATTGAGACAGAGCGCCACATGCTCACGGCACAGCGCTATGAGTCGGCATTTATGCAATGTGCTAGTTGGTTCATGGACTTGGGAGAGGAAATTGTGGAAGAAGGGAACTCCTTCACGGTGCGGACCATGCGGAAAAAGGGTTTTGAAATGAGCGCATTCGAGGATGTCCGGCTTGCACAAGAAGACTACCAGTTAACGGCATTCCCGGTTTCGCTGCTGCCATCCACTCCTGCCGGTAGGATTCAAACGGTGCAAGAACTCATCAAC